CGCCGGTCGTTCAAGAAGGCGGTTCAGAAGGCAAAGGGCGCATGATCGGGCCGCAGCTTCAAAAGGCGCTCTACGACGCGCTGACGGGCGCTGGCGTGGCGTCTGGACGGGTTTACGACCGCGTGCCGGATAACCCGGTGTTTCCCTATGTGACCATCGGTGACGAGCAGGTCATAGACGACGGCAACACTTGCCAAGACGGCTGGGAAGTCTACCCGACCGTGCATGTATGGGGGCGCGATCCGTCCGGCTCCCGCGCATCGGTGAAGGCGATGATGGCGCAAGCCGTCACAGCGGTTCTGTCGATCACGAGTGTGACCGGCTTCGTTCTGGTTGCATCGCAGCTTCAGGACAGCCGTGTTGACCGCGACCCGGACGGGCTGACGGATCACGCGGTAGCGACGTTCAAGTTCATCCTCGACCCGGCCTAAGCCGGAACCTTCCACACAACAGGAGATACACATGGCCGTGGTCAAGACCATGAACGGCACGCAGTTGCTCGTTCAAATCGGTGACGGTGCAACCCCGACCGAAGCCTTCGTTGCCGACTGCCTGATCAACACGCAGCGCGGCATTTCGTTCTCGGCGGAAACGAACGAGTTCATCATTCCGGATTGCGACAATCCCGACGACCCCGCTTGGAAAGAGGTGACGAAGGACGGACTGTCCGCGACCATTTCCGGGGCTGGCATGCTGCACACCGCTTCGGTGGAAACCATGTTCCAGTGGTTCACCTCAAAGAACACCAAGAACGTCCGCGTGCGGATCAATGTCAGCGGCGCGAATGGCGGCGGCTACTGGGCCGGGGCGTTCCACTGCACGGAATTCGAGGTGACCGGCGAGCGCAACGCCAAGGCGGATTGCTCGATCACGCTGGTTTCGAACGGCCCGATCACCTGGACTGACGCGGTATGATGAACCGGCACGGTGCCGTCGATCTTGATTGGGGTGACGGCACCTACACGTTCCGGCTTGGCATCGGTGAGATCGAGGAAGTGGAGGAGGTCACCGACCGCTCCATGTTCCAGCTTGTCGAGGCCTTGAACCCGGTCAACCGCACGGCACGGTTGAAAGACATTCGTGCCGTCATCCGATGTGGCCTGATCGGTGGCGGAATGTCGCCGGTTGACGCGCTGGCCAAGGTCCGGCGCTACCTTGACGATCGCCCGCTGACGGAAAGCCTGACAACAGCATTCGCCGTTGCCGCAGCCGCCATTGTCCGCACAAACGGTGACGAGGCTGGCAAGTCCGAAGCGGGAAAGCCGTCATCGAACGAACCGACTTCGCCCAACTCTACGGAACCGGCGTCCTGATCGGGCTGTCGGTATCGGAAGTCAGATCCATGAGCCTCGGCCAATTCGCGGCCGTCGCCGGGCACTACGCCAAGGCGCATTCCAAGGATGGCGGCAAGCCGTCCGCTCCCACCGAAGATGAATTTGAGGCCGCAGTAGCTGCGGCGCGAGGTTTGTAATGGTCGCTGACGCCCGGCTTGTCGTTTCGCTCGAAGCGCAGGTTGCGAAGATGCAGAAAGACGTTGCAGCGACGCAGGCTAAGTTCAATTCGGCCATGCAGTCCATGACGGCATCCGGCGGGCAGTTTGAAAAGTCGGTCTCGGCAGCAAACCGCAATGTCGGCGCATCGTTCCGTCAATTCGGGCGGAATGCTGAGGTTGCGAAATTCCAGACCGCCAACCTTGCGGCGCAGTTTCAGGACATCGCAGTCCAGTTGCAGTCCGGCACGTCGCCCCTGACCGTTGCGCTGCAGCAAGGCACGCAGATTTCCGCCGTGCTTGGCCCTATGGGCGCGCGCGGTTCTGTCGCGGCCCTTGGCGGCGCTTTCATGTCGCTGATCAACCCCGTTTCTCTGGCGACCATTGCCTTCATCGGCCTTGGCGGCGTCGCCGTCCAGTATCTCACCGAATTGCTGTCGGCGGGCGAAAGCACCGAAGCGACGATGCAAAAGCAGGCTGAGTTGATCCAGACCGTTGCTGCCCGATGGGGTGACGCCGTTCCGGCATTGCGCGAATATGCCGATGAACTGAACCGCCTGCGGGAAAGCACGGAAAATCAGCAGGCCGTTCAAAGCGCGATCAACCAGCTTTATGAACAGACCCGTGCGAGCCTGCCTGAACTGTCGGCGGGCTTTGCTGAGGTGGCAAGCCAGATGCTCGACATGGGTGGGCGGGCTGCGGACGTCAAAACGCTCCAATTGGCCATTGAGGACTTGACGGCCAAGACGGAAAGCGGCGACGCGACCGCCGAGGAAATGGAGCAAAGCGTCTCCGCTCTGGCATCCGCGCTGGCATCATCCGGCGTTCCGGCCGCCGCGAGCATGATTGATATTGTTGACAGCCTGTCGGCATCGTTCTTGAACGCGGCCAAGTCAGCTTCGGCCATGAGAGAACAGGCCGCGCTTGCAACCTCAATGGCAGGGCTTGGCGCGCTTGGAACTCTTTCCCCAATCCGATCCGGGGGTGGAAAATTCCTAAACGAGCAGGAGGCGTTGGAATTTGACGCCGCCAATCGGAAATCCCTATTTCAATTGGAGCAAGAGCGCGGATCAGGTGGCAGCAGCCGTTCCGCTGGCATTTCAGAAGCGCAGCGCGAACGCGACGCCATCGCCACGCTCATCGAGCAGATGGAGTTCGAGCGCTCGCTGATCGGCATGACGGCGCTTGAAAAGGAAAAGGCCAATGCGCTTCGCCGCGCCGGGGCCGGGGCAACCGCCGAAGAGAAGGCGCGCATTCTGGACTTGGTCGAGGCCACCTACCAGCAGACCGAAGCGCTGAAAGCCATGGAGCAGGCGCAGAAGGACGCCGCCGAAGCGCAGAAGGAAATCAACGACGCGGCCCGCGAGTTTGCTGGCGATATCGTGCAGGCGCTCATGAATGGTGAAAGCGCTGCCGACGCCCTCGCCAACGCGCTCCAAAAAGTGGCCGACAAACTGCTGAACGAGGTTCTTGACGCGCTGTTCCAGGTCAACAGCGCAGGCGGTGGTGGGGGCGGCATCCTTGGCTTCCTGACGGGACTGCTTGGCCTTGGGGGAGGCATTCCCGGCTTCGGCGGAACGCCGCTGCCCGGTCCATTCCCGGCGGCTCCTGTCGGCATTCGCAGTGGGGCCATATCGGCCCGCAGCGCGGGCGTGATGAGCGCGGCGGGTGCAGGGCGGTCATCGGGCGGCGTGCAGGAAATCCGCGTCGTGGGCGTGTTTGTGGACGATGGCGGCGTGGTCAAGGGGATCGCCCGCAACGAAAGCAGCATGGTCACACGCGAGGGCATCAAGCGCTACGACGAAACCGGCAAGCAGCGGTTTGGTCGAGATGCGAACGAAAGCCGGAAACGGGGGTTCACGCGATGAGCGTCACGTTTCCGATCACCGTCCCGACCACGGTATTCGCTCAATCAGACTGGCGTTTGGCTTCGGGCGTCAGGTCCATGACGATTGGGACGCGGGGCGCGGTTGCAGGTGTCCGCGTGACGCTTGATCAGTTTCAAATCAGCGTGGCGACGCGCAACCTGCTGCGGCCGGACTTGCGGCGGTGGGAATCGTTCTTCGCCCGGCTTGAAGGCGCGTTCGGATCGTTTGCCATGACGGCATGGCACCGCAAATGGCCGCAGGCTCACCATGGCGGGCTTGCCGGGTTCAACGGGGTGAGGGCGATTTCGTCTTGGAACGGTGACGGCGACATGGTGATCACCGCGCCGCCTGCTGGGTTCACGATCACGGAGGGGGACTACATTGAGCTCCAGAACGGCAACGCCCGCACGGTTGTCATTGCCTGCGACACATCCACGTCCGCCAGCGTCGTGGCCCGCACGGTCACCGTGCGCGGCATGGTGGATCAGGCAACATTCCCGGCAGGTTCCACCGTCAGGTTCTACAGTCCCACGGCGCTATTCAGGCTTGCTGGTCCCCCGTCCATCCCGAACTCATTCGGCCCGTCTCAGGTGCTGTTTGAGGGCAATCAGGTCCTGTTCCCGTGACGGTTCCAAGCGCGGTTGAGGCTCAGTATCAGGCGGGCAGGGGTTCGCAGCGCGAGGCGTTGCTGTTCACCATGCGTGACGGCTCGCGATACGGGTTCACCTCACACCCGGCGTTTTTCACGTGGAACGGCGATACCTATCAGCCAAACAGCCTGATCACCATTGAGGCTCCGCAGTTTCAGACCGGAATGGCGGCGCTGCCGTTCACGATCCGGCTGCCCGCGACCGATGGCATCACGCCGGGCGCATTGGAAAGCATTGAAAGCCTGCCCTACCGCCGGGCACGCGTGCAGGGCTGGGTGCTGTTCTATAATTCGCAGACCGGCGTTTTCGCGGCGTCCATCGGCGTGCTGGACGGGTTTGTTGATACCGTGTCGCACGAGATGGACGGCGACACTGCCGTGATCGTGGCGTCGTGCGAGACGCGCGCGCTGGCGCTGCACAAGACGATTTACCGGCTCTATTCGCCGGAAAGCCAAGCCCGCGTGCGCGCGGGTGACACGTCCATGGACGGCTTGGCCGCCGGGCGGTCCTTCCTCGAGAAATTCGGGAAATCCTGATGATCCGCAAAGACGATTGGGATGCGGCGCTTTTGGCCGCCATCCGGCACCATGCGTCCATTCCGTTTGCATGGGGGACGTCGGACTGCCTGACGTTCCCGCGCGACTGTGTCGAGGCCATGACGGGCGTACGCCTGTTCGACAGCGTCGAGTATGACAGTGAGGTCGCATCCGCGCGCCGCATGGTCGAGCTTGGTTTTGAGAACATCGGAGACCTGATCGCTTCGGTGCTGCCCGAGATTGCTCGGTTGCAGGTCAACCGGGGCGACGTGGTGACGCTCGATCATGGCGGCATGGAGACAGGAGGCATCGTCACGACATGGGGCGTGGCGCACAAGGTTCAGGATGGCGTGAGCTACGCGCCGCTCGACCAGATCAAGCGCGCGTTCAAGGTCGGCTGACGTGGCATTTCTCGCGCCGATTTTCACGGCAATCGGAGGGTTTTTCGCGGCGCTTGGCCCGCTGGGGCAACTTGCCCTGTCGTTCGGCTTGAACCTGCTTGCGCAGGCTTTGCGGAAGAAGCCCGAGACCGGTGGGGAATTGGAGTTCAGGACCGGCACGCTTCCGGCTGAACTGATCCTCGGCACGCGCGCCACCACGGGCGTCATGCTGGTTCCGACAGTCGGATGGGGCCGGTCGAACGTCAACAATGAGAGGGTGTATGTCCTGTCAGCATGGCGCACGAATGCGCTGAAACGGGTGGAGTTTGAAGGCGAGTGGCGAACCCTGACGCCGGTTGCGTCATCGGTCCCCGGCGTGCCCGAGTGGCAGGTGGACGGCATTCAGGGACAGGTTTTTGTCCGTTACTATCAAGGCCACCCTGATCAGGCGGCAGACCCGTTCTTGATCGCCAATTCCGATGGCGACTGGAAATCCACGGATTACGTGGCCGGGTGCTCCTACGTCGTCGTCAGGTCAATCTACAATCAGGAGCACATGCAGTCGCCTGCCGTGCTGCGTATGGAGGTCGAGGGAGCGCCGCTCTACGATCCGCGCAAGGATACAAGCGTCGGCGGCAGCGGCCCGCATCGGGCGAACGACTGGACCACTTGGGAGTATAGCGCCAACCCGGCGCTGATGATCCTCGCGCTTCGCCTTGGCCTCAAATGGGGCGATGAAATGATACTCGGGGAGGGCGCGTCCCTGTCCGAAATCCCGCTGGCCGACTACGCGCTCGCCGCCAACATCTGCGACGAAATCACGGGCGGGCGGAAGCGCTACCAAGCGCACATGGTCGTCAGCATGGACGACGGCAAGACGTTGGCCGACGTGATCCAGCCGCTCTTGGTCGCCATGGCTGGCACCTATGTGCCGCGCGTCGGTGGCGACACGATCCTTGCGGGCGCGCCGCGCGCCGTGAACCACACGATCAACGATGAGCATGTCGCGTGGGGCATGCCGGTCACGTTCACCAAGGAGCGGCCACGCATCAACAAATTCAACGTGGTCAGTGGCACCTATGCCAGCCCGTCCGATTTCTACAATCAGGTGGACTATGGCGAGCGGTCCATCCCGAACGAGCTGATCAATGACGGCGAGCGGCTGAAAACGGATCTGGTATTCGAGGCCGTCACGGACCGCAGGCAGGCGCAAGAGCTTGCCGACATCTACCTGCGTCAGAATACGTTCGGCGCGTCCCTGACACTGACGCTCGGCTCCTATCACCAGTTGATCCGGCCCGGCGATCGGATTGAATACACCACTGCCCGGTGGGGCGGGTGGACGCGAACGTTCATCGTGACACAGGCGCGCTTGCTCGGCCCGCAGGAGGCTCATGCGATTGAGCTGACGCTGGAGGAGGACAGCAACACGGTATTCAGCGCCAGCACCTTCGACAGTGGCCGCCCGCCGATCATCGTGCCCGCCAATCCTCAGCGGCAACAGGAACTGGAGAATTTCACGGCAATCGCCGTGCAGGTGCAGGGATCGAATAGCATTCGACCGGGCATCCGGTTCGCTTGGACCGCCATCAACGACCCGACTGTCAGCGGCGCGGTGATCCAGTGGAAGCCTGCATCGCAGCCGGGTTGGAACAACGCGGCCTCAATCCAGGTCGATGACGATGCGACGTTTGTCGCGGTGACGGAGGGCGTTGTCGCGAGCACGCTGTTTGACGTGCGGACCCGCATCCTGACCAGCCCGAAACGCACGGTGAACTGGTCCGCAACGGTGCAGGTCGCAACGCTGGCCGAACAGCGCCCGCCGGTGGATTGGGAGGAACTGGACGCCGACATTCAGGCTACGCTGATCGACCTGAACGACGCGGCGGATCAGGCGCTGCAATGGGACATCACGGATCTATTCAACGACCTGAACACAGACATGGCCGGGGCGGACACGCTGCACCGCGTGCAGGTCAATCTCGGCCGCGTGCAGGCGCGGTTCGTCGATCAGGTGGCCGTAGTAGTCAGCGCCAACGACGCGCTGGCCGCTCGTGTGACGACCGTGGAAGCGGCCATCGGTTCGCTTGGCAATGCCAGCGCAATCCAGTCCCTGTCAGCCCGCGTCACGCAACTGGAGGGTGGCGCGGCTGCGGTCGCCACATTCAACACGGCTTTGCGGGCCGAACTCGACTGGAACGACAGCACGGGCAAGTCTGGCGCGCTCCTGTCTCTGCAATCGCGCGTGACGGCGGCAGAGGGCACGATCACGTCGCAGGGATCGTTGATCGCCGGGCTGCAATCGTCGCTCACCACCCTGAACGGCACGGTGACGGGACAGGGGACGGCCATCCTGAACCTGCAAACGCAGGTCACGGAAATTGATGGCGAGGTGAACGCGCTGGCGACGGCGCTCATCGCGATTGGGGCCATCAATTCGAGTTTTCAAAACCAGGCGTTGATCCAGCTCACGTCAACCACCAACCCGGCTGCGGGCGTATGGGCGTCGGTGGATTTCTTCGTCAGGTCCGCAGTCACCGGTGGCGACACAGTCACGTCTGGCCTGTCTCTGCGCGTTGTCGGCCCGGCCAATGCCCGCGTCGGGCAGATCGTCATGGACGCGAACAAAACGCTGATTTCGTCAAACGGGCAGACGCAAGCCCTGTTCGATGCAGCCGGGGTATTCATTCGCTCGGCTTACATCGGCAACCTGAACGCCAGCGTGATCACGGCGGGCACGTTCAACGGCTCAATCATCAATGTCGGCACGCTGAATGCCAACCGGATTTCGGACGGCACCATTGAGCTGGTCAAATTCGCGGTCAACGACCTGTCGCGATACGCGACGCTCGAACTGGCAAACACAACCATTCCGACAAACTCGCCTTCGGTCACGATCAATAACCCACGTCAAAACCGGGTGCAGTTTGTTTTTGATTTTCGAATTGGCTCGCAAACTTCTGCTAATACGTCTAGCGGGGAAACAACAATAAGCCTCGTGAGAACAAACGACAACGTTGTTCTTGGATCTTTTTCAGTCTCCGGAGGCATTTCCGGCGGCTTGATGGTATTTCGTGAAGATCAGAGGGTTTTATTCGACAAAGACCCGCCTCCAGGTAACGCAACCTACAGAATTCAATCGTCGCGAGCAAACGGTGGCGACAGCATGGTTGCGGCTGCAACCTGTGAAATCAGTTGGATCAGACCATGACCGCAAACACCTACAC